ACCTCCCTTTGTCCGTCGAGGCTTATACGACTAAGCGTAATACCTCGAGCGGACGAGTTGAATGATTTAACATTCTGGTCAGAGCGTTAACCCTGGCCTTTTTCTGCAACAGTTCTAGTCCTAGTCCTGTTAATGCAGCTTTTCCGAAATTTGCGATTCTGAGTGTACCACTGTGAGCCTTGAACAAAGCGCGCATTACTACGTACCACGAATCACTGGTTGCTGAGACGGTTACGTCTCTCGCTTTCTCCAGGACCGCTGCGTATGTCGCCTTTGTTACACGTTTCACTAGTGACGGTAACGAAATTTCGAGTTTGAGATCTTTCAATATCTCAAGTGCGAATGCTTGAATACCTGGCAGTGCCGGTATCTCCAAGTCGCCAGTGCGCACTACACCTGGCTCAATATGAACGTCAACACGCGAGTCCATACTGGTTGAGACGCCTCCACACACACGATGCGTCTCCTTTATTGCGTACATCTCTGACACAGTCATGCCACATATACGCGCCTGTCGTTTGTAGTACATAGCTCTCAAATTTGCTATGAACTTCACGGGCATACCTCGGTGGTAACAATCCGAGAACCGCATCTCCATACTCTCTATGAGATCTCTGGCATCGGTCGACATCCTGGACTCTATACGAGAGTGTGCTATGGTTGCACAGGCTCTTGACAGATACTGCCCTCTGCTACCACGGACGTGATCGACTCGTAAGAACTCTGCTATCGACGCGAATGCACATTTCGTCGGTTGCAGCCTGATGGCATAGTTGTCCGCGGCCTGAGCACACTTCTGAGCTATGCGGAAATTGTCGACGCCGAGTATGACGTCATCTCCGTTGTGAAGACTTCCACGATAAGGTAAGACGTCACCACAGAGGACTTCGGTGTAAACTCGGTTTAGCACGGAATTCATGAACGTCGTCAGCCTCCATCCAGATAGCAATGTCCCGTGAGACTGGTAACGGGTCCCAGTGCCGACAAAGTCATTGATAAAATTAATGTCAAGTGACTTTCGAGTCCATTGTATCGCCTGGCGTTGCGACCTGCTCATGCCAGAACTAAATACCTCGTAGTATGCGTCGATGACGGCCTGCATGCTCGAGATAGAGTGCTGACTGTTGAAATCTTCGAAGTCTATACACATCGGCAATTTGTTCTTCAATATTGCCGAAACTCTCGCTGAAACGATCTTATCGTTCGCATCTTTACCGACCGGAAACATCTTCGGTAACACGTCCTCACAATTATAGAACGCATGGTGAGCCAAGACGTAACTAGTCATATCCGTGCCGTAAATAGCTCGCAGTTTACCCCACTCGTATTTGTACGACGACCATGCTTCTATTGACGGAAGTCGCTCGAGAAAGTGTTTCTCTGAAACTTCCGGCATCGCGGTTATCGTGATGAATTTATTTCGAAGTAGGTTGTCCTTGTACACATACTTCGCGTCCGCGGGATGTTGAGAGTGTATCGACCCGGACGCACTCCACTGCCACCTGTTTGCCCAGAACTTGTCCCACTCCATTCTGATCGGTGCCCGTCCTATAGAACGCGCCTCGGTGAAGAGAGCCTTCGCCTTGGAAAAGACCAGTTCCGGTGACACTTGTGCGAAACGTGGCTTGACTCTGTTCTCTTTTTCTTTTTCCCAATCTAGGTCACCTTCGATTCTGTTGACGAGAACATCCAACTCAAACACTTGGCGCAGGTCTCGGACGATCAAGTTCTGCATTGACTTGGCCCGAACAGATATTGATTTAGCCAATCTCGCAAAGTCTCGCATGGTTGGTGCTCCGAACAGACCCGTATTGGCTATGAGCTCATACGTCGCATCATCGACTGATGCGGCCCAGAGCGCCACGCTAGACATCATTGAGTCATGGATGCCTTCGAACATCTGTAGAACTTCCCCACGTTTTTCTTTAAACCAGACAGGTCCTGCAGCAGCAAGTATTTCAAGTATCTTGAAATGTAAGTGGTGTTGACCTGAGATTTTGGGACTTGGGAGGTCCCGTAGTTCTGCGTAGCTCCGTGACACTCCAGAAGACCTTTTGTATACTGGTTTCCCGAATACGTAATTTTCATGGGCAGGCTCAACGAACGAGATAGTGTCAAGACCGCCGCTGAAGTGTCGTGAAATTAGAGCTAACACGTTTGGATTATTTGTCGGCACTTGTTGATCTACAAGGTAGTACAAGTAAGAATACCCTTGTGACGAGAGTCTGTAACCTCTGACAGTTGTACCGAACAGGACGAAACTCACGTCACCACTAATAGCATCACCCTCCTCACATCGTACAAATACATGTGTAGCATCTTTAAACGGCACTGACTGTATTTCTTCTTTGTTTGTTTTGTCGTTTTTTTTATTGCTTTTGTATTTCATATCAATCCCGCTGCTGTTCGAAAATCCCCGGCCGGTATCCACTATTCTTATCGCTGATGGTATAGATTTTAAAGCTAGCCTCCGCCAATATACACCCTCTTCCTCAGCCCCTCCGCTCACTATGAGAATTTGACCAGCGAGGCAGCTCTGTTGCTTCCACACCCGTTTGAGAAGATGTGTTGACTTCAGTCCGCTAGTCGCTGGCTCGAGATTTTCTATTCGACACTCGCGACAGGATCCACGACCTCCAGCGCTGAGTCCATCGGCTCCGATGCCACCCCGCGCGAAGTGGACGCACCTGTTACGGGTGCCTGGGGTGTTGGTAGCACCGGAGCCTTGCGAAAATCCAGCATAGGCTTGGAGTAATGATCCACCTTGATTGTCGCTCTGTGTACAGCTGTTCCAGTGCGTATTTTGAACTCAATGGCTCGTCGGCGCCCTGGTAAGCTTATGACTTGTTGCAAACGCACTCTTTTCGTCTGCCACGCGACTGCTTCGAATGTCGGTATGGTGAACGTCGCTGTAAATGCACCTAGTTGCCGTAGTAGTGATGGCGACGGTAATATGTCTGTCTTGCCATGTCGTAGGTTAGCCGAGACGAATAGGACCCGGTCGTACTGTTTGGCATGATCATCAACAGAGTGACTCATAGTCAGTATCTCGCGATGATTTGCATATGGTGTGAACTGCAACCCATTGCGTTCATTCGCCAGAATCACGTCATAGCCGAACAGTCTGTAGACCGTGGCTAAGTGGAGTGCCTCAGTAGCGGAAAGCGTCCCGTCATCAGACACTGCAAAACTTAGCTTCGGTCCGACATTACGGTATAGCTGCACGTCCGTAGCCACAGAGCCAAGTACTAGTGCACCAGACACATATGCTGGCACAGCATTCAGCTTGATCATTTTCTGCTGCTTAGTCACGCTATCGACGCCGTATATTGTTTTCCGGCCTCGCATTCCCTCCGTGCGGATAGTTAGAAAGGCCGTGGGTTGTGAATAACTGATACACTCTTTGTTGAACACCATAGATATCAGATAAGCTCTACAGTGTTCGGAGAGTAACACGTCTGCATCGCCAGAATATCCGTCAAAGACATCAATCCAATCATCATAAGACTGCGACTCGTTGTACACGGTAGCGGCCAGGCCCATCCACATAATATAGTTCATGAGCGCTGCGTTGAGGAGCATCAGACTGGGATGAACACTGTCGTTAACCATAAAATCATGGGCTATAGTATCCGTCTGGTATGGCTCCCCTTCGACGTTCGATCTGATATAAGCCCGCGTTGGACTGAAAGCTGCGAAGTTCGCCTCGAACCGAACTCCCTGCCAGAAGTGCGCTTCGTGACTCGACGGAGAGGGTTGTGCGCTGAGGGCACACAGAATGTCCAGAGCAGCGACGTATTCATGCTCGACCCTGTTGAGCCTGACGTAATCAGCTATCCAGTTCCATATTGTTTCTGCTTTAGCCCAGGGCACTGCTGCGAAGTTAGGAACTACGCCAGTGTCGGACGCAATGGGGTCAAGGTGGAGCTGAGTGGTGTCGATCCCTGGAATCCGTAGGTCGACGTTGATCCCGCTGGTACCATCACTACCCGCCAGGTGGTATATATAGAACGCGACTTGCTCCGGCGAGCCAGCTGTGTACCTTAGCACATAAGGTTTTTCCCAGTAGTTTTCTTTGTTACGGAAGATAACGTCAAGATGTTCAACGGATTCAGCTGGTGGCCCGAGCTTTGCTTCAAGAACCATGTCAGCGGAGCCAAAGTGGTCAAACTGCATGTGCGAGTCTGAAAACCCACTCTGGTGTATCTTGATGACATTTTCGGTCCCTTTGGTGTCTTTGTAGAGTTTGGCTTTGTACCATGAGATTAGCATACAGTAAATGTACGCCGCATGAGAGTCCTCATGCCTGAAAGTGCGGACTATGAGATCTATTTCGTCTCTCGCAATCCTACTGCCGACTGGGTTTCTTGTTAGATCTTCCAACGCTGCCTTAGCATCGTAGGTTCCGTCATCGGCAATGTACCGTCGGTTGTAACCGAGGTAACTGTGGGACGTGTCTTGGATTAACACGTCAACTGGTAGGCCAGTCACTTGGAAATCAACTTGTGCATCGCAATTCGCATCGATGTTTCTGTTATTCCAGTTAAGGCCAGTCGAGATATGGTTAAGAATGGTAAAACGGCCCTGTTGGAACTTGGGTTCGTAGGACCTAGCATACGTGTACTTAAACAGACTCTTCAAAAACGCATACATGATAGGGGGTTTCACGTGCT